CCGCGGTAGTCGGTGTAGCCGACCAGGACGCTGTTGGCCATCTGCTCGAACGACACGCCGAACGAGACGGCGCCGTTTGACACGATCACCTCGCTGGCGAAGCCCCACCAGCGCAGGTTGCTGTGCTGGTCGATGATGCGCACGCCCGAGCCGAGGTAGTGGAGGAACTGCTGCAGCGCGGGCAGGTCGCCGCGCGCGCCGATGGCGCGGATGGTCGCGCGCTTGCACCCGCCTATCTCTGATTTGCTGATGCTATCGACATACAGTCGCACGGTCGGCGGGAGCTGCACCGCGCCGGCGCGCTCGAAGATCGGCGATAAACGCGCGATCATACGGTCAGCCTCCGCGGCCGGTAGTAGCCCGACAGCTGCAGCGTGCGCGCAATCTCGCTCACGGTGCCGCCCTGCTGCAGGAGATAGAACCGCGCCGTCTCGCCCGGCGTGATGAACACGGGCGGGTGCGGGTTGTAGTAGCCAACGCTGCGGTTGGTGCTGGATCGCGTGACGACCACCTCAATGGCGTCGTCCTGCGCAGCCGTGTCTTGATATCCCAAACGTCCGCCATACCAGTGATTCCATCCATCTGCTGGCATGAGCTGAACGAAGTCGACATCGATGCTGCTGTCGCTCGACGTGACTTTGCGCGCGTACAGAACCAACTGGTAGCCGTTCACGTTGTCGCCGCCAGTCAGCGGCACGTGCTTTGGCGGGATGTGGATAGACGGCCCCTCTAGGATGTTGTAGGGCGTGTTGTTGTAGGCGTCCATCCAGTCGGTCTGGTAAATAATGTTGCCCAGGTACCGCACAGCCCAGGCGATCTGAATGCCGCTGCCGCTGGCCGGGCGCGTAACGAACCTCAGATGTGGCTTCGCGGGGCGGCCATTCAGTGTGTTGAGTTGCGAGGTTGTCAAATCCCAGCCGATGCGCGCGTAGCGCGTCGAGTCGTCGGGCAACGTGGTGAACCATGCAGCATCGATGCTGTAGACCGTGACAGTGTGATAACTACCGCCGGACGCGCCGCCGCTGGCGTTGTTGCTGCCGGCGCCGGGCGATATCGTCGCCGTGCCCGACTCGCACTCGAGTCTGCCGTCCCATGTGCCTGGCGATCCAAGCAACGCGGCCAGGTGAATATCGCCCGTGCCGGAGACGTTGTTGTAGTTGTTGTAGACCTCCCACCTGACAGGGCTGGGCAGGTCTCCCGAGATGCTGGCCGCGGTGAGCGCGACCACGTTGCTGCCCGGCGTCATGGTCAGCGATTGCGGGTTGCTCCCCGACGCCCACGGCACGGCGCTCTCGGCGTTGGTCTCCCAGTAGCTCGCGCGCGTCCAGGTGATGCGCACCTCGGCCGGGCCCCAGTGCTGCTCCATGACTGCGCGCCCGCTGATGATCGGCGAGCGGTAGAGCGTCTCGGATGTCTGCGGCCGGTATTGCGCATACACGCCGGCGTGCCTGGCGCGGTTGGTCTGCCGGTGGCGGGCGCCGCTGAACCACTGGTTGAGCGTGGTCACGAGCGTGCGCGCCGTGGCGAACGTGTCCGTGCGGATCACGGCCGTCTCCTCGACGGTCGGCCACCACTCGCCACGCTCGCTGTCCCATTCGGGTGCGAGCGGCTTGTATTCGCGCGTCACGGTGCGCGCCGCGGTAGTCGGCGAGTTGAGCGCCTGCGTGGTCGCGGTCGAGGCGTTGTAGACGTTGAGCTCGATCTCAGCCATTGCGCCTCCGCTTTTGGATCTCGTCGGCCACGCGCCAGGCGAGTGAGTTGATGTCGGCGCCGTTATTGACCTCGGCCACGTTCACCACGACACTCACCCCTGCCCCACCAGCGCCGCCGCCGGCTGCGATTTGCTCCGACTGAGTGTTGCTGAACACGCGGCTCGGCTGGCCAAAAAACACCAGCTCGGGCCCGCGCTCGCCGACCCAGGCCCACCCGTAGGCCGTTCCACCCGCCGCATAGCCCGGAGGCTTGTCCGTCGGCGGCGCCTGGCCTGTCGTGCGATACACCACGTCGATGGTGATCGTGTGCCGGTCGTGTTGATCGAGGTACTCGAGCTGCCCGCGCAACTCGCGCACCGTGTCCATGTTTTTGATCGTCGCGGCGATGTCTACGGCGACCCCGGCCGGCAGCGTCTCGATAGCCGTTTTCATGTCCGCGATCTTCGTCGTTGCCTTGCCTACCGCGGCGACGATCTCAGCTGCGCTGTCCGCAAACGGCTTGCCGGCATCTCCGGCGAGCGTGAATAGATCCTGAACACTGGCCAACCCCTGCGAGGCGGACAGTGCTGCCGTGAGCGCCTGCTCGGTCGAGAGCGCGCCGGCCTCGTTGGCCGCGACGACCGCCTTGATAGCCTGCTGCAGCTGGAATTGTTCCGCAGTGAGCTCGCCCGTAGCGATCGCGTAGGCCGTCTGCAATTTCTCGTTTTTGCTGAACGTCGCGCTGCCGCCGCCGAGCGCACCCTGCACGGTGCGTGCTCGGTCCTCGAGAGATTTCAGCTGCTCGTCAATCTTCTGGATCGCGCCACCGCCCCCGCCCAGCTTGGCCGTCAGGTCGTCCCATGATTTGCCGTAGCGATCGTTGGCCGAGACGTTGCTCTGGATCTGGTCGTAGAGCTGGCGGTATCCGGCTGTGCGAGCCGCGGCCGCAGCAGCAGCGCGTTGCTGCGCAGTCACACCCGCCGAGGCCGCGCGGTTCTCCTGAATGAATGCATCGCGCGCGCGCGCGGAGTCTGCAATCGCTCTGGTCTTGAGCCGGCCGGCCTCGAGCGCTTGTTTGACGTTGATGCCCTTGCCGCCAGCGCCGGCGATGATGGCCGATGCCTGCTGAATCTGGCCTGCGGCGTTGAGCCAATTTCCTGCAGCGACGATGGCCTGCTGGCCAGAGATGCCAACGGCCGTGCCCGCAGCGTTTGCCGCTGATGGCATTTTGAACAGCTCGACGTACAGCCGCTGCGCGGCGACGGCGCCCTCGGTCACAGATTTGTCGAGCACCTGCTGCAGCTTCGCCAGGCGGTCGGAGGCCTCGGCGCTCATATTGGCGCCTTCGACCATCTTCTGTAGCGCGAGAGCGTTTTGCTCAGCCGCGATCGCTACCAGGTCGAACTCTGCGCCGAGCTTATCCGCCGCTTCAAACACGCCCAGCAGCGCCGGCACCACGCCCTGCCCCAGACTGAGCTTCAAGCCCTCGACGCGCGCGTTGAGCTTGTCGATCTGGTCGTCGAGCGCCTTCGCCGCGGCCACGGTCTCCTGCGACATGACGCGGCCGGCAGCGCTGGCATCGGCCATCAGCGTCCTCAGGCCGGCGCTGCCCTCATTCAGAATGGGGATCAGCTCGGCGCCCGAGCGCCCGAATGCGTCAATTGCTAGCGCGGTTTTCTGCGCGCCGTCCGGCATCTGCGCAAACCGGTCGGCGAGTTTGAATAGCTCGTCCTGCACATTGGCCGTGGGACCGACCGTGCGCGTGAGGTTGTCGGCGAATTTGACCAGGCCGGCGTTGAACGTCTCAATGTTGACGTCGGCGTCGCGCACGGCCGCGCCCATGCCGCTGAGGAACTCAACACTGGCGCCGGTTTTCTGTGAGAGTTTGTCAAACTCAATGGCGGCCGCGACCGTGTCCAGGCCGAGCTTGACCATCGCCGTGCCGGCGAGCGCGGCCGCGCCGGCGACGATGCCGAGCGGGCCCGGGAGGGCGCTGATCGCGTCGCCGATGCCGCCGAGCTGCGATGACAGCTGATTGCCAAAGCCCTCTTTAAACGCGTCGCCGAGCCGGCGCGCGCGCTGGCCGATTTCATCGAGCGCGCCGCCGAGGCCCTTGAGGTTAGCCTGCCCCTTGGTGATCGCCTCGACGACGATGCGGACGTTTCGATCAGCCATGCCTCATTTCCTCTCAGTGCGCTCGATCTCGATGATCATTGCGCGCAGGCGCATCAGCTCGGTAGCATCCTCGCCGCGCACCTGACTCGGCGTCCAGCCGAAGCGGCGCATGAACCACACCATCAGCCAATCCTCGGGCGGTTTTGCGCTCGGGTGGCCGCGTTTGATCAGCTGGATGTCGCCGGCTTCTCGCTCGGTGACAGACGACTCGCTAAAAAATCCCCGGCACGCTCCAACACTGGTTCTATCGCGCGCGCCATCTGGTCGTCGGCGCCCGCCACCTGGTCGTAGTTGATGGGCAGTTTGGCGTCCGCGTCGTCTACGAATGACCAATCGGCAATCATCAGCGCGGCCATGCGCAGCCGCATCAGTCGCGCGCCGTCCTCATTGTTGTGAGAACTCATCAGAACGCGCTCAAACATCTCCAGCGTCGGGCGGCGGATCTCGATCCAGTCCTCATCGAATCCGCCGCCGGCCGGGATGCGCTCCGTGTCCGGCCGGGCGGCGGGTTTGACGTAGCGCCGGCCCTTGCGGGTTTCCTCGGTGCTCTCTGTCATGGTTACCAGGTGTCGACGACGATGTTCTCGGCCTTGCCCGAGATCGCGATAGAGATCACGCCATTGACCGCCGGCGTGATGCTGAACGCCTCGCGGGTGATGTCGAACGTGTAGCGCGTGCGCAGGCTCGACGTGGTGCCGCCCTGCGGGCTGAACTCGACCTTGAGATACAGACCGCTGCGGATCATGGCGTCGAGTGTGTAGAGCGTGTCGCCGCCGATCACGGCCGTGGCCGCGGCGCCCGATCCCGCTCCGCCCGAGAACGCCACCGTCGGCGCCGAGGCGTAGCCCTCGCCGAAGTGCGTCGGCCACACGGCCGTCACGGTGCCGAGCGCCTGGTCGACCTCGGCGATGGCCGTGGCCACCGTGGTGGCCGTGCCGGTCAGCGCCACGGTCGGCGCTGAGGTGTAGCCGCTGCCAGGCGTGCCGACGGTGTAGCGGTGCACCATGCCGGTGGTGTTGGCCAGGAACGCCGTGCACGAGAACGACGCCTCGTCGATGCCCTGCACATTTTTCGCCGTGGTGGTGCCGTAGACCTCCTGGGTGGCGACCGAGTTGGTGAACTCAATCGCCGACTCCGCGCTCATCTCCGTGAGGTAGAGATACCCCGTGGTGTAGAGCTTGCCGGCGATGTTCGGCTTGATGCCGATCTTGGCGTTGTTGCCTGCCGCGAGACGAGTTGCCATCTGAATGCCTCCTGATCATCCGACTCGCAGCGCGAGCGGGATTTCCTCGAATTTGTAGGTGTTGCCGCCGAGCACGACGGCGCCGGCGAGCGTGTCGCCGCGATATGACGCGCGCGACCACGTCGTCGTCGACTGGTTGGCCTGAATCACGGCGTTGATGCGCGCCTCGATGTCGGCCAGCGTCTCCTCGGCGTCCTCGTTGGTATAGGCCGTGCCCTGCTCGCTGTAGAGCACGAACACGTAGACGTTGACATTGGCGACCACCGGCCAGCCGCCGTAGACGTCGGGCGCTGGGTGCCCACTGCCGGCCACGTCGACGACGACGACGGGCGATTGCCCCTCGAAGTCCGCGACGCGGTAGCCGTAGACGGCCTCGACCGGCAGGCCCGACCCGACCAGCGCCGTGGTGAGCAGCGTCGTCAGCGCCTGTTTAGCGTCGTGGCGCGCGCTCATCGCAGGTACCTCGCCATCGCCGCGTCGACCAGCTGGTCGGCGTGGCCCTCGACGGCGCGGGTGTAGGCGTCGTGCTCGCCGCCGCGCGCGAACTCATACACGCCATACTCAGCCGGCGCGCGTCCCGTCAGCGGGTTGCGGGCGCCGGGGTCGATGAACACCTCACCGCGATCGCCGCCGATGTCGACGCGATGCGATGCGCGCAAGCTCCCGCCGCCGCGGCCGGGGATGTGGTAGTACCAGCTGCCGGACTTGGACTGCACATACTGGCCGATGTGCGTGTAGGCCACGGCGTAGCGGTGCAAACCCAACGTCACGTACTTGACCGCCTGGCCCACCGCGCCGTTCGGCTCCAGCGCCGCCGCGATGCGCAGCGCTTCGGCCTGTGCCTGCTGCAGGCCGGTGATGGTGAGTTTGACGTCGAAGCCGGCCATTACGGTGCCTTCAACTCCTCGACCACGATCTGCAGGTAGGACCCGGCGCCATTGGCGTCGCCGGACCAGGCCCAGTCGGCCACACTGCGGATCGGATACTCGACCTCGTCGACCACCAGCACGTCGCCCTCGCGCACGTCGTAGTCGCCGGGGGCGAACGTCTGCCGCAGTTCGTGCGGCGTGTCCAGCTGCACGCGCAGCCGCGTCTCGGAGTCGAGCGGCCACAGCGGTGTGCACGGCATGTCTGCGACGTTCTCGACCGGCGCGCCGCGGCGTCCACTGGCGATCGCCGGCGGACGCTTCGTCGACGCGGTGACGGTGAGCTGGCGGTCGAACGATCGTGCGATCACGAGTATTCATCCTCGCGTTTGGTCTCGACGCTGAATCCGCCGGCGTTCGCGCCGGCGTCCTCGTCGCCGTAGCCATACAGGCCGCGCAGCTCAGACGCGCGCGTGCTCCATTTGGCCGCGACGGTGTCGGCCTGTTCGCTGCGCGGGCCGACTGTGAGGTTAGCCACGCCCGACCACTGACGCGCCAGCGCCTCGCAGGCCGCGGCGACGGCAAGCATGACGCCGCCCTCGCGAGTGAGCCACACCTGCAGCTCCTCGTTGGACAGGTTCGTGCCGTCCGGCTTCACGCCGGCGTCCGGCGTGGTGTCGCCCAGTTCCAGGCGCACCACGCCGATGTCAGTGGTCAGGTCGTAGCTGAAGCTCACGAGTCACCCCGCGTTTAGCTCACGGTGCCGTCGGCCCAGGCGGCGTTGTTGCGATGCGGCACGCCGTTGGTGCGGTCGCCCACACCCACGCCGAACTCGCCCCACACGATCAGCGTCCCGAGCGGGTTTGCCGGCGACACGCCGCTGTTCGGCTCGGGGAACGCCTGGAAGCGCAGCGCCGACTCTCCATCGGCCACGCGCACGCGCAGCGGGTTGAGCGGGCTGTTCGCGCCGTAGCTCTTGAACATGAACGTGTAGTTCGCCGGCCAGCCGTTGACCACACGCACGCGCGCGTAGCTCGACTTCAGGTAGCCGATGTATCCGGGCGGCAGGTTGACCACCGCGGACGAGCTGCCCAGGTTGACGAGCGGATCGCCGGCCGCGACGAAGTCGGTGAACGCGGCCACCGTCGCCTCGTCGGTCGAGCTGATCAGCAGGTCGAACGGCCCGTTGTGGCCGTGCTCGCGCAGGTTCTTCATGTTCGTGACCATCTGCGCGCTGGTGATCGAGCTGCCGCCGATGGCGTAGTGCTCGTGTGTGTTGGCGAAGTCCACGCCGGCGAATGTCGGCGGCGTGAAGTCGACGTTGGTCGACGCCGCGGTCGTGGCGAAGCCCGGCGAGTAGCCCGAGCTGCCCAGGCCCTTGCTGGCGCCCGAGTCGTCGGTCTTGGTGATGAGGCGCGTCAGGATCTTCGTGCGGGCCAGCGTGCGCACGGCCTCGACGGCCACGGCGATGTCGGCCTCGATCTGCGCGCTGTAGGCGCCGCGCAGGTAGTCCCACGACCACCCCAGTGCCTTGTCGAACGCCTGCAGCGGCAGCATGTGGCCGTCCACCTCGCCGCGGGCGCGCTCGGGGCGCGAGTATTCGCTGCGCGGCTGCATGGTCGTGCCGCTGCCCATGCGATACGAGACCTCGGGGGAAGCCGTCGGCGACATGAGCGAGCTGTAGAGCGGATCGCCGTTGACCTCGGCGGACACGCCGGCCAGTGCGCCGGCCAGCAGGCCGGTCACGGCGTCCATCGTCGTGCCGTCCTTGAGCGAGAGTTTCTTCAGTTCCGTCGCGTCGACGCCCGTCCACACGACAAAGTCGCGGGTATCGCGACCACCGATGAGTGCCATTTCTGGTACCTCCTATGTGAGAATGCGCCGCGCTTAGCGGGGCTGAACGAACACGGTGTTGGCGTCGCGCGCCCAGCCGACGGGGTTGGCGTTGGTGGCCGCAGACTCGGACGGCAGGCCGGCCGTGGTGTCGTCGGCGTAGATCAGCGCGCCGACCGTGCAGCCGGTGTAACCGACCACGGGGCCGTGCGTGACCACGTCGACCACATCGCCCGATGCCACAGACTGCAGCGCGATGCCGATGACGCGGTGGTTAGCCGCGGTGCCGTTGCCGTCGCAGGCGATGACGCCGGACGAGCCGTTGCCGTTCGCGACGATGTCGCCGGCCGCGATAGTGCCGCCGGCCGTGAAGCGGAAGATGATCGCATCGGTGCCAGGCCGATGACCAGTAACTGGAGAGGCTTTCGTGACAGCCATTTGTAGTCTCCTGTGAATGCTCCCGCTATTGCTGCGGGAGTCGAATGCCGAACTTCTGTGCGGCGACCTTCTGCCAGTCCTGCGACGGCTCAGTCGCCGGCCCGCGCTTATCGGCCTCGGTCTGAGGCTTCGACGTCACGAGCTTGTCCTTGTTTGACGCCAACCATTCGAGCTGCTCGACCGGGCCGAGTTTGTCCAGAAGGCCGATGATGTGATCGGGCAATCCCTTGCGCTCGGTGTCGAGATACCGCCCGAGCGCGGTCGTGGCCGCCTCGTGCTGCTGCCTGAGCGTTTCCATCTCGGCCAGCGCTTGCGTGGCGCCGTCGATCTCTTTCGCGCGCTTCTCGGCCAATTCCTGCCATTTGGCGTTATCTGCCAGCGCCTTCTCCTCGGCATCGCGCCTGGCTTTGTCGGTGGCCTCCGCGCGTTTCTTCTCCTCGCGCGTCAGCCGATCGGCAATGATCTTGTCGATCTCGGCCTGGGTGAACAGCTTAGGTTGTTCCGCCTGTTTGTCCGCCGGCGTGGGCGTGGGCTGTTCGGTCGTCTCTGGCGCTGCCTCGGTCGTGTTTGGTTGTGCGTCCACTGAATTCCTCCGCGCTTTTGCCGTCCGCGTAGACGTAGTCGGAAAACAAGCGCGGCCGCATTTCCATAGAAATGCGGCCGCGCGAACCAGATCGCTATCCGACCCGATATGTGGTTGTCTGTAGTTTACATCAGAAAACCTCTTACCTCCCGCGCAGTGCATTGCTCGGCGCCGTGATCGCGCCACCCGCCGCGCGCGATTGCTCCTCGTCCCGCGCGGCGCCGCGCATCTGCGAGGTGAGCGAGTCGTCGACGTCCTCGCGCGCCACCAGCGCCATTGCTGTTCTACAGTTCCAGTGAAACGGCGGGGCCTCGATCTGGTCCTCGTAGCGCGGCTCGCCGTCCAGCGTGAACAGCGCATCCATCGGCACGGCCTGGCCATGCACGAGCAGACAACACTCGGTGGTGCGCTCGTCGATCGCGGCCACGGCCTGTTTCCACCATTCGGTCGGCATCGGTGGCCGGCCCAACTCGGCCTCGTAGCCGACGCGGCCGGCCTGCGCCACCTGGTCGCGCGCCGGGCCGAGCGCCTGGAACGGGTTGAGCACGCCGGCGCTGGCGCCGTCGCCGAGGATCGCCTCAGGTCGCGCGCGTCCCTGCACCACATCGGCGATGATCTGCGCGGCCTGGCGCGCGACGACGGCCGTGACCACGCCGACGGCGGCATCGCGCAATAGGTCGCGGTCCCGGTCGCGCGGCCGGGTGTCCAGGCGATAGATCAGCTTCTGCTGGCCGGCGCGGAATTTACCGACGTCGGCGCCGTCGTCCCACAGGCCGGCGAGATCCCGCTCGACGGCCGACTGCAGCTCGGTGAGCGTGTCGCGCACGAGTCGGACATTGCGCAGTGCGTCGGGTGTGGCCAGCACCTCACGCGCGCGACGATATGCCGCGAGCAGCCGGCCGCGCGGCGCATCCGCTTGGCCGACCAGCCGGAACAGGCGCAGCAGGTCGTCGCCCATATCGGCGGCGCTGCGAATGGACGCGGCGTGCTGCATCCGGCTCACGCTACGCCCCCACCTGCCCGCCGGCCAGGCCGAGCGACAGCATCTGGATGCGCGCCTGGTATTCCGGCGAGGCCTGGATGGCCGCGATCTGCTCCTGCGTCAGCCCGAGCGTGTTCGCCCAGATCCACTCTCGCGGCAGGCCGATGCCCTGCTGCAGCTGGGCCTCGGTGTATTTGGCCAGCGGGTCGACGCGGCGCGCCGGCTGCCACAGCGGATACACCACCACTTCCTCGTCGATGCTGGCGCGGCCGAACGTGTTGGCGAGCCGGCGCGCGACGTTCATCACCTGCTGCCAGGCCGAGCCGAATCGAGCCTGGCGTTTTTCGACCTTGATGTTGAGCGGCTCGTCCTGTTGCTTGAGCGTCTCGTCGGATGCCACCTGTTTGGTGGCGCTGAACCGGCTGAGCGGCGTGTCGCTGATCATGGCCGCGTAGCTGATCTGTTTGTCGATCACGTCGTAGGCCTGCATGAGTTTGTCGGCCTCGACGATCTGGAACTGCCCGCCCTCGGCCGCGGTGCCGATCCAGTTGCCGGGCTTGAAGTTCATCACGTTGGAGCCATCGCTGGCCGGCACCTTGCCGTCCGTGGTCGGATACCAGCCGAGCGCCACGGGGATCGGGAAACCAAAGCGGTCGCCAACGAGGATGGCGTCGATCATCGCCTTGTTCACTGCGTCCTGCAGCACCCACACGTCGACGGCCTCAGGGCACATCTCGACGTTGCGGAAATGCACGATCGGGATCACGCCAGCCGGCCAGGCATCGCGGCCGATCTCGGTCCAGCCGGCGTTCGAGAACTGATAGCGCACGATCTCGTCGGGGTAGTAGCTGTTGCGCCTGAATAGCGGCTTGCCCTTCTCGTCGTACTCCGTCCAGTATTTGCTCGCGTAGAGCATCGGCTGGTTGGGGTCGTCGTTGGTATAGAACGCGCGGCACCCGTAGTTGTCGCCGCCGATGTCGGTGGAGGTAAAGCGCTGGTGCGGCATGGCGCGCAGCGCGCCCGTAGCCTCGTCCCAGTCGACGAACACGAACGCCTCGCCGTCGCGCACGGCCATGGCGTGCGCCTCGTCCTGGTTGATGTCGAGGCCCATGGCCAGCCACTGCGACCACGCCCAGTCGGCCACGCTGTCGGCATCGCGCGCGCCGGTTGAGTAGTCCAGCCAGTCGGTGACGGTCAGCTTCTCGGCCACGGCGCCGACCACGGTCCGGCAGATGTTGAGCCGGAACGTGTCTTCCTTGGCTGAGGCGAGAAACTCCTTGAGCCGGTCGGGGAGTTTCGTGTCCTGGCTGCCGGCGTCATACAGCCGGGCGCGCACGATGCGCGCCTGGTATTTCTCCTCCTCCAGGCGCTGCGCGCGTAGGCTGGTGAGTTTGGTCGTCTGGACGAGTGTCAATGCCATGTCAGTACCTCACAGAGAAACCGCCGCGGCGGTCGGTCGCGGCGCCGTGCCAGGCCAGGGCCAGCGCCATGACGGTGTCGTCGTGCATGCCGGGCGGCGCGCTGTAGCTGGGCAGGCCGGCGCGCTCGATGCGCTCATACGCCTGCAGCTCGGCGACCAGCACCGGATCCTCGAGTAGTACGATCTCGCGCCGGTCGAGGGCCAGCTCGAGCGCCGAGATGATCTCGTGCTTCGACGCCGCCGTGGTCGTGAAGCCGATCACCGGCAGGCCGGCCGCCTGCAGCGCCTCGACCTGCGGCCCGCCGATCGAGTTGTATTCGGCGATGATCGTGCGCACGTGGTAGCGATCGGCCAGCGCCGCCAGCCGGCGCCGCTGCGAGTCGAAGTCCGCGCCCTGCATGCGCTGCAGGTGGACCACGCTGCGCGTCGTGGCGTCGACGACGCAGAACACGGTGTAGTCGCCGCCGCTTGCGCGCGCCCAGTCGGCGCCGATCACGTAGTCGCGATCGCGGCGCGGATCGGCCGGCCGAGCCGTGGCGCAGGCCTCGACGTTGGGGAAGAAACTGCCGTCGGCGACGAACTCGGCCAGCCACTCCTGGCGGTAGGTGCGCTCGGGCACGCGATCGCGCGCCTGTGCAGCCGCGGCCTTGATGTTGGGGTTGGGATTGGCCGTCGTCGGCGCCTGCCACGACGCGATCACCCGGCCGTCCTCCCTGCCCCGCTGCCACTCGCGCCAGAACCAGTTGCGGCCCTTCGGCGTAGAGATCAGCAGCGCGTCGCCGGCGTAGTCGGCGAGCGTCGGCTGGATGGCGTCCTGCCAGGCCTCCTCGCTCACGCGCGCGGCCTCGTCGATCACGACCAGGTGAAACGCATTGCCGAGGATGCCGGCGATGTTGTCGGCGCTGTAGATGGACAGCGTGCCGCCGCCAGGAAATGAGATCTCGCGCTCGGTCTTGTTGACCTTGACACCGGCCGGCACGAGCGGGGTGGCTGCGGCCTCGGCGAAGCGCCACAGCGGCCTTGTGTTTTTGTACGTCGGCGCGATCCAGGCAACGCTGTTGCCGGCATTCGCCGCGGCCAGGGTGATCGCGCCCGCCATCATCGTCTTACCCCACCTCCGGCCCATGCAGATTACTTTGATCTTGGCCGGGTGCGTCGCTATCGCCCACTGGTCCGCCCTCATCCGGGGCAAGCGCAGCAATGGCCGAGCGGTAGTCGGTGGCCGCGACCTCGATCGGTCCGCCGCCGGGGCCGCTGAGCTCGGCCGTTTGCTTCGGCTTGCCGTCGATCCGGTCTGCAAATGCATTGAACCCATCCGTGTCCTCGCCGGCCCGCAGGATCTGCGCGATGGCGATACGGTCGAGCCAGGTCAATCCCGCAACCACGGCCAGGCTGTCCGTGGCCTCGCGCTGGGCGTGGCGCAACAGCGCCGCACGCACGACGAGCGTGTCTGCGTTGCCGGCCGGGTTGCCGCTCTGGCCGGGCTGCCACCGATATGGGTTTGCCGGCGCGAACGGTTTCCCGCGGGGTTTCCCGCGCGGCTTCGCTTTCGCATTGCGCTGACGAGCAGCGCTACTCTGCCGTTTTGTCATGACAAACGTTTCGTTGGCCATTACAGCCATCTCGCAACGATTCGTTGGGCAATCCTCCAATCACCCGCACATTCTTAACAATCCGCGCTATAATCTTGCGCATCGCGGCCGGCGCGGGTCTACCTGATCCAAACTCTGAGCATCTGCTGAGGTGCCCGCCCCGCCAAGAGCCGAACACCGCAGCCTGCAGCACATCCACCCGCCCGGCCGCGCGGCCGGTCACTCGCCTCACTCGTCCACCCTGAACAGCGCCCGGCGCCTCTGCGTGTTGCCGTCGACGACGGCCGTGAGTGTCCACGAATACCAGCCGGCATCGCCCATCGTGATTGTCGGCGTCGTGATGTAACCGCCGGATACGGTGCAGTTGCCCGAGAACCACCCCGCCACCGCAGCGCCGTCGGCGTCGGTGATCTCGATCGTCGGCGTGCCGGACACGGTCGTGCCGAGCTTCGAGGTCTGCACACGGAACGCCCAGATCTCGCCCGAGAGAAACTCGCGCCTGCCGGACTCGGTGAACTCATACTCGATCGTGTTGCTCATGGTCGTGACCTCGGCGTCCAGGTGTCGCGCCTGGTGCGCGGCGTCCAGGTGTCGCGCCTGGTGCGCGGCGTCCAGTCGATGTAGTCAATCACTGGCGGCAATTCGCTAAACGTCCCCGCGCCTGATGCCGTGAGCGCTGGCAGCGTCACCGCGCCGGTCGCCGTGAACGGTGGGCCGGCGTGCGTGCCTACCCCGCTCGCTGTGAGTGCTGGTAGCGACGGTGCGCCTGAGCCGGTATAGACCGGGGCGGTGAATGTCCCCGCGCCGCTCGCGGTCGCAGCGGGTAGTGTCGCGTCACCTGAGCCGGTGACCGTGCCTGCGGCGAATGTGCCCGCGCCGCTGGCCGTCAACGCGGGCAGATCAACCGCGCCCGTCCCGCTATAGACCTGGCTCGCGTATAGGCCAGTGCCCGATACCGTGAGCGCCGGGAGCGTGACTGCGCCCGACCCAGTGAATACCGGCGCGGTGTGCGTGCCACTGCCCGACGCAGTGAGCGCGGGCAGGCTCGGCGATCCTGTTGCCGTGTAGACCGGGGCGGTGAATGTGCCGCTGCCCGATGCCGTGAGCGCTGGCAGGCTGGGGGCGCCCGTGCCGTTGAACGCGACTGTAGCGAATGTGCCCGCGCCCGCCGCGGTGAGCGCGCCCAGGTCGAACGCTCCAGACCCGGTGAACGTCGGCGCGGTGTGCGTGCCTGATCCGCTGGCCGTGAGCGCTGGCACTGACGGCGCACCGCTACCGGTGTAGACGGGAACCGAGAACGTGCCGCTACCACTCGCGGTCAATGCCGGCGTGCTCGGCGTGCCGCTGCCGGTGTAGGTGACGGTAGCGAACGTGCCCGAACCCGACGCAGTGAGCGCGGACAAGCCCACGCCGAACGGCGCGGCCGTGTCCCACGTCGGCCCGTTGTTCGTGCCGCCGACCAGTAGCGAGCCGTCCGTGTTGCCCGCGCTGCTATCACCTAGCGTCGTGCCTGTGCCTTCGTTGAACAGGTAGAGCGCGGCTGTATCGCCGTCGTCTGCGGGGTAAGCGGTCGGCACGTCGTAGCCCGTGCCCGTGTAGCGCCGCGCGTCGCTGATGCGCAGAAACGCGATACGCCCGTTGTATCCGTCGTCGGCGGCGAAGTCGCCTTTCTCCTGGCCGAGCACCAGGTACTCGCTATCCTGCCCGCCCGTCGGCGTGTAGCTGGTCGGATAGGCTAGCGTGCCAGTGGTGTATGTGCCGTTCGCCTCGAACGCGCCATCAATGCCGAGCCGGATCAGGCCCGTGCTCGCGTTGCGGTCAACGACGATGTAATGCCAGTTGCCATCCCCGACGTTTGTCGTGCCCGCAATCGTGACGTGCGTCAGGCCCGCGCCCGCCACACCGAACACCACGACGAGATTAGCGCCGCTGCGTGCCAGCCCTATGCCGTGCCCGCGTGAGTCCTCGAAGATGTCGCGGTCTAAAAAGACATTGCTAAACCGCCAGTCCGTCGTACTTGTGCTGGGGTTGTCCGCGTAGGCGCACCTGATCCACAACTCATAGGTGAAATCCGATGCGCCGACGTTGGCGGCCGTCGCCACCGTGCCGCCGCTAGTCGTGAGCGGGATGCGCACGCGATCCACATCGGCGGTGTCATCGCCGTAGAACCGCAGGCTTCGCCCGCTCGTGCCCGTATACGTCGGCCCGGTATGCGTGCCCGTGCCGCTTGTGGTCAGGGCAGGGATGGACGGCGCACCCGTGCCCGTGTAGGTGGGCGCGGTAAACGTCCCGCTCCCACTGGCCGTTACCGCAGGCAACGACGGCGCACCCGATCCTGTGTATACGGGCGCGGTGAATGTGCCTGTGCCTGAGCCAGTGAGCGCGGGCAACGACGGTGCGCCGCTGCCGGTGAATGTCCCGGCGACGACTGCGGTGAGCGCGGCAA